TTTGGTGTTGGTGTTCCATGAGTCGGCTGCTTTAGCACGTCGATGTTCGTGGATTGCATTTCGGATATCTGCAATGGTTGGAAAGAATGCAGAGTTCTGGAGATGCAGCTTGAAGGACTGAGCAATGGTGTAAGGCGTCAAGTCCTGGAGTTCTGAGAGCCAGAGATTGAATTCAGTCTCAGTTGTGGTGCCGTGTTTGCTGGTGTGCGCCTTGTAGTTAATCTCACAGGCTTTCAAGCCTTGGAGAAGTGCTTCCTGCATGTTCTGGTTCTGTTCCATGAATCCTCTTGAATTGTTGGTCGAGGAAAGATTCCTGTTTTGGTGGATCGGTTAGGTTTGATGGTTCAATCTGGTACTGATCGATTAAGCCTGGATCAAGAAAACCATATCCATGCTTGGTGGAGTATCCTGCTTTTCGACACTCGATGAGGTAGTGTCTGGTTGCGAGATTGATTTGTTCTGGAGAGAAATCTTGAGAGCAGATGAGGTACTGTTCGGCTGCCTTTTCTCGTGAGCCTTCTGGAGATGAAGAAGCCTTAGAATATTTGCTCCACCATTCCTGGAATTGAGGATGTTCTTTGTAGGTTTTTTTCTTCTTTGATTTTGGTGTTTGACCGACTTTATGTATTACTACGTCAGTAGTAATACTTTTACTGTTTTCTTGATTGTGGTCGGTTTGATGGTCGATTCGTTGGTCGGTTTCTTTCTCATCAAGCTGATAATCTGAGTATTTGCAGACGGTTATGATGCTATACTGCTTGGTCGATTTGATGGTTAATTTGTTGGTCGCTTTTTTATATGCTAAAAAGCGCCTAATTTTGCTCTCAGAATAGCCTGTTTCTTCAGCTATTTTTTGGCGTCCTGAGACGAAAGATCCAGGCTCAATTTTGATGGTCTGATCACCATGCCTGAAGGTCTTTCCACGGTGCGATGCTTTGAGCAAAAGGTAGGTCCAAATCTTGAGGTGATCCGGCTTCTTAAAGACTTCAGAATCGAGCAGTCTACGGTGTAACTTAATCCAACTCATGATCAATCCGTCTTCAACCTTTCCACTTGGTTTTTCTGATACAAAAATGGCCCAGTCTTGCCATAGAGTTTTCTGGATTCCAGCCTCGGATGTATTTGCCTCCGGAAAGTCCAATAGCTGCAGCCAAGGATCTTGCAGGCTTCTGTAACCGTTATTTCTTCTCTCATATTTCTTCTCTCATCGATGCACCGGATTCGCTGCAATGAAGGCATCAATCCAGATACGCCGTCCAGACTTGTAGGTTCTCCAGAATCCTTTGCGGATGTGTTCGTCCTCCTGGACCCGAGTCTTGAGGAGGATCCTCCGGATGTAGTCATTAATCTTTTTCATGATTTAGTTTTTCTTGTAATTCTTCTAACTCATCTAAGTCATCCTTTTCACGCAACTTCAGGTCGTATTTGGCAAGCACTGACTTGATTTCGTTTAGTGTTTTCTGGCCTAGATTTTTTGTTTTTAACAGTGATTTTTCGGAGTAACTACAGAGGTCTTTGACAGTTGCAATTTTGTTGTTTTCTAAACAATTGATGGTGCGTACATTCCATTCCATGGACCATACATCTGCCAACAATAGATTCATTTTGGCAGCAACAAATTGCTCTTTTGCTACATGGTATTCTTCAAATGGATTAAGTGTAATTGTTTCAGCTTTTTTTGTGCCATTTACTTTGTCTGAAAGTTTCATGACAGTCTCTTCAATTCTATCTATTCTCCACTCATGGTCATTAGGATCATTCTTAAATTCTATTTTAAGTTGGTCGAGATCTTCACGCATGGTTTTGATTGTTTCTTTCACTCTATTTATTTCGTAATTTCTGCAGTAATCATCCATTTCTTTTCGTAAATTATTCACGTTTTGAAGCTCTACTCTATAAGCCTCGTGCAAGTCCGTCAGTTTGTTGTTGAGTTTTTTGACATCTTTTTTAAGGTCATCGGTGTCGGTATTCCATTCGTGTTCAGAAACTTGCTTACCTAAATCTTTTAACTCCTCATTGATTAAACCAACCTCATTGTTCAAATTGTAATGACTGTCATGAAGTTCTTGGTATGTTGATAAACCTTCATGACTTTTATCCTTTTTAAATATCTTCAGTAGTTTTTTCATTCTCTTCTTCTTCTTCACATAGTTGGCAGATTGAATCCTCCTCACGGTAGGTTTCAAAGAAATCACCACACTTGGTGCAACGTTTGCCCATCGCACCAAAGTATTCTTCTGGTGTACCAATAAAGCCTTCCACTACTATCCTTTCTCCTTCAAACTAAATATGTATTCATCAACCAGTTTCTCCTTTTCTTTCTTCTTCTTCGCATAGTCTGCTCGCCGTTTAAAACTGTATGCGAGTTGTGCCTTTCTCATGGCCTCAACTAAGAGGACGAATTGATCACCATCTTGCATTTATATATTCCTCCATTTATGGTTTGGTCCGAGTGGTTCATCACTTACTTTAATCCATTCAACACGTCCATCCGGATACTTTAGTTTGACACGTCCTGTATTCCATGCAGGCTTGCCGGTATTACGTGGTCTTGATGTCTTCCTCCTGAATTTATTTCCTTCCTTGAACTGATGCTCTGTGAGCCACGGACGAGGAAAACTACGGAGCCTACAGCCACATGACTTGGTACCGGTTGCCTTGCCTTTGGATGCAGCCACGACTGCCTGACGTCTAATCTGTTTCTTGTTTCCACAACGGCATTTGAACCAGTAGACAGACTTGGAGTGTCCTTTCCTCTTTTCAGAATGTGAGAATCTGAGAGGTGTCAACCAAGTTCCTTCAACTTCAATGTTCAGTTTCAACTAAGTTTCTCAGTTGAGAATTTGACGGTTCTGCACTTGGTGCATTCATAAATATAGTGAAGCAAAGAATTGAAACCTCTCTCTTCAAGTGTGTGCTTACATCGGTATTGTGGATGTTTACTATGTAGTTCTTCCTTAGTCATTTAGGTTCATCCTTAAATCTTTGAATGATGAGACTGAAAACCAATCCGCCAAGTACCTTGGCAACGAACTGTCCGAGTACGATCCAAGGCATCAGTGAACCAAATGCAATGGTTGGAAATATCAGAGAATCTAATCCTGCACCGGCGACATTAGACCCATTGGCACGTACCAGAAAAATCCTCTTTCTTAGGAAGTGATAAACGACTGCATCTCCTATTGATGCCACTCCAAACGCCGTTGCTGATGCAACTGCAATCTGCATGGCTTCTAAATTAAGGAGGATGGTAATGACGCTGCCGGAAATAATGAGTGCCAGCATTTTTAATACTAGCTTTTCATTCTGCCAAGAATCGTGAAGCTGATCTCGCACACTAAGATCGAGACCGATGAACAAGAATGCAATAAAGATGGATGCACTAGGTCCAAGTGCATTGACGATTAGATTGGCTGCGACAATGGCAACCAGATACACAACGACATAAATATTTATATGCTTCATAATAGGCTTAATTGAATAGGTTGTTTTTTCCAAACTTGAGGAGCGTTAAATGATTCGATACGATCAATTAAAATCTGACCACGGACATGTGAACTCAGTGGTTTATATCCACCATTAAACCGATATGAGTTGCTCGTGTTTCTAGCGACAGATGTAGAGTCTGCACTAGCGAATGGAATTTTTTTAAAGACATCTGGATTTAACATCCTAAGTCCATGAATCTTAGTTTTTGGTTTTCCATTTTCGTCACATAAAGCCTCCATAATTTCGTTGATTCTCATCCACCAAGTATCTGTACCTGGATGCAAACCTTCAGAGGAACCTAGTGCAATCAATGGGAATTGATCTGCTAGTCTTTCTGCTCTATCCAAAGACTCTGATGTGTGAAAAACCGGCACACCTAAACAGTTTAAGTTTGGACATTCTTGTATCAGTCTATCGTTCTCTTCTTCATCTCCTTGGATAACATCTGGAATGATAAAAAAATCCATGTTTGGAGATTTAAGATTTGCAATAAACTCATAATATTCTGACCAATCTGTTTCTTTACCGGACTTCCAAAAACTAAATGCACCGTTGTCAAGCACCCACGTCTGACAAACTTCTTGAACTAATGAAAGTTGTGAGGTGTGAGCAAACGAAACAAAGGCATGTCTTCCATTCATAATCCGAGAGACTTGATCATCTGCACACGCTATCGGTGTTCCGTGGTAATGAATCATAGGTCGGATTCCAAGTCGGATTCTGGGTCGGAGTTTGTGTAGAGGCTCAAGAGCATGGTCTGATCAACCAGTGGCTTGCTGAGGCATATGAAAGGTAATCACGTCAGAACCTTTGGAGTCTTTTTGCCACGACTCGTTATGGCGGAGTAGACTCCGCTCAGTTGCTTGAGCCTCAATTTCAGAATATCTCTGCCTGGATCTCACTCGGTGAATCACTCCGTGACTTTTCTTCCAGTTGTTTTTGTGCAAGTTCTGCCAGTTCCTTTGCTTTCTGAGATGGGGTCTTCTCCTTCTTGGCCTGCTTCTTTTCAGGTTCAGGATCCACAACATCATTGTCCTCAGTCATGATCGTATCCGGATCCGGTTGTGTGTCTTGAGGTTCTGAGATTCCTTCCAGCTTGATGTCATCCAGTGCAGTCAGAAGACCAGTGCCTTCCTTCTTTGTCTCCGGATTAATAACCTTGGTCTGGTAATCCTCGGCAGTCTGGTTCGTTATTTCCTCAATGGAATAGATACCTGCCAGGATGTCTGGAAATGCTTCTCTTGCTGCA